AATCATCTTTCCTTCAATACTTTCCACAATGAATTCATTCTTAACACCTTTCTTACCATCAGAGGTTTCATATTCACGCTTTACTGAACCTTCTGCACCTTCTTGTGCCTCTGTGTGGAACTTACCATCTGATAAAACACTGTAATACGGTGACCGATCTTTTGCATAATTTATTTGTATAGTCATTTTATTTATTGTTAATTATAATATCATTTCGACCTTTTAACCATTTTGCATTTAATGAAGTACCACCCACACTAATGCAAAATGGTTAAAAGGTCATAATGATTTTAATATATTTCCTCTCCTTCTGTGAACCCAACGTATTTCCAAAGCTTAGCCTTGTTTTTTAAGCCAGTTGAAACCTGTTCGATAAAAGCCTCTTTAGCAACTGCGTATAAAGTTGTTTTACTTTTTATTCCATATAAGCGAGCTTGCTCAACCACCCTATCAGCAGGCATCCCCTCAGGATATTTTTTGACAAGTTCTTCAAGCCATTCTACATCTCTTGACTTGACCTTGTCATAACTTTTATCCTCTTTCATCATTTCCGTAAGAGATTTATTTACAGGTTCAGCCTCCCAAACTATTTTAGAAGTTCTTATACCCTCTTCCAAGAAAACATTTTCTACTCCAAAAGCAAAGCCTGAAGTATCTTCTGATAGATTGTTTTTAGCTTGCATGAATAAACGTCTTTTCTCATTTTCTTTATCTTTAATCACAAGGAACGCACCTCGTGCATGAGCTACGAAAGCTTGCGACCCTGTAAAGCGGTTTATAGCATTAGTTCCTTCATTTTTATTTAAGTGAGTTAAAAGAATTACGGAGCAACTATTTTGAGATACTATTTTTGACAATTTAGTTAATAAGCCTCGAACATCGGAAGTCTTGTGTGTATCTAATTTGTTTCCCATAAATGCTGTAATAGGGTCAATAATAACTAAGTCACAGTCTTTTAAGGAATCTTCCAATAATTTTATATGAGAGTCCATATCAAAATATGACTCGCCTTTTTCGTCTATGACTGTGGTGTAAATTCTAATATTATGCAAATTTGCATTACAAGCTTTTAGTCTAGGAACGATGGTATCTGCAATATCATCTTCAGCAGATATAAGTACAACCTTTCCTTCTTTACATTTTCCACCACCTGGAAATACTCCACCTGTCGAAACTGTGGAAGCTATGTTTAATGACAGCTGAGATTTACCAAGTCCAGGGTCACCAGCCAAAATTGTTATCTTGCCTTTGGCAAACTTGCCCTCCCAGAGCCACTGAATTGGCTTACACGCTACTTTACTGGCATCTATGAACTCGATACGCCCTTTTGCGGTAACAGGGGCTGTAGGAGCGTCTGGGGCTGTAGGGGAGGTTGTAGGGGAGTTAATCTTTTTCGGCTCTGTGTAAAATTCTTTACAACCATTTATTGCTTTAGTGATTGTCATCCTTCGGTAATCTTCTCTCTTTACAACTTTTTCTCTTTTACCAAGAGCAGAAGAAAACCACCAGCTTTCTATTTGAGAGTAGTTACCTTGGGCCCAAAACGCAAGATGAGAACATAGAGCCAGATCAGCAGAAGACTCATCGTTACTATAGTTCGTAATGTCTCCATCATATAAAGATTTTATTTTGATTCCATTTTTTGATGAAAACATTTTAATCAAAAGGGCACTATCATCCATATGGGAAGTAACGGAAGGCCTAAGATTTGGGGAAAATACTTTTTTAGGTTCAGTCCAATCAAAGCCAGTCATTGATAGGATACGTTTAGCTTCTTCGATACTGACTAAGCGTATAGGCTTTTCTTCTTTATAAGATTTCCCTGTAAAAGTGAAATACCTTCCTGAAGTATAGGCTTCAAAAGGAATATGCTTACTTGAGGTTAGTTTTAAAGGTTCAGTTAAAGAAAGGAAAAGGTGCAGACCTGTTTCACTAGGAGAAATTTCTGTATATGTATCAGCTTCCACAATGAGATTGAGTATTTTTTCTTTTTCATCATGGGTAATTAAATTGTTTGTAAGACAATGGTCGATATCAATACCTAAAAGGGTAGAAGAAGGGGTAAACACAATTCCTTTTGGGGAACCTTGTATCAGATTTTCATATGTAGACCAAGTATTTTCATCTGTGGATGAACCATAGGGTACTTTTGTTCGTTTTCCATCTTTTGTTTCGTATCTCCAGTTAACCCACCTCTTCTCTTTTCCAAAGCTATCTATTAATGGATTGTTTTTCATTGTGGTACTTTATTATTTGTCTGATAAGTTTTTGAACTGAATTAAAACCGTAAGTAGGTAATTGCTCTAATAATTCTTTATACATTATTAAGCTCAAAGTGAAATTAATATGTATGTTTTTTTCTTTGTTATTTTCCATATGTAGAATAGTACACTAATACAATTGTCCCCACAATATGGGGACAACTAAATTACACAATATTTATCGCCCTGACTTAGGGTCAGGGTAACAAAGTCAAGCGGAAAAGTCAAGTTAAACCTAAGAATATAGCTTTTTTGTTTTAATTCTTCAAAAAAAACGTCAAAAAACGTCAAAAATCCCCTTTTGGACACACCCCTGTCCCCCAGTGGACACTGTACACTCTCAATTCATTCTTATAATAAGGCTGTACATGGCTATATAATACGATTGAGAGTGTCCAATCCTAAATTGGACACTCTCATTTGAGAGTGTCCAAAATGGACACCATCAATTGAGAGTGTCCAATCCTAAATTGGACACTCTCAATGCCTACCCCTCCAGACCATATTTATATATATATATATATATATGGCTATATAGAGCCATTCTGTGGGTATCAAAGAGAGGCAGGTCGTCTGCGGGCGGGTGGCTTAGAGGTTTTAATTGAGAGTGTACAGTGTCCAATGGGGGACAGGGGTGTGCCCAAAAAGTGGTTTTTTGATGTTTTTTTTGAAAAATTAAAACAAAAAACTATATTCTTGAGCTTCGCTTGACTTTTTCTATTGACTTTGTTACCCTAACCCTAAGTTAGGGCGATAAATGTTGTGTAATTTAGCTATCCCCACGAGGGGGGGTTGCTTTGTACATATGTACATGTTATTCTAGACATAAGGAGGGCAGACTACCTTTAAAAGAAAGGTAATAAAAAAACTATGAAATCTACAAAAGTTTACTTAGGAGAGAAGAGGTTAAAGGATGTGTACGTCGGTGCTACAAAATGGGAGGTAATGAAGTTTAGGACAGCGAGAATGGTTAAAAGGGTACTGGTGACTTCTTTAATCGTTTGTACGATAGGCTGGGGAGTTGCAGGTGGGTTCTATTACGCTAAGAGTGCGATTGAACCTAGTGTGGTGTTTGCAGAGGATCGTTCGCTCCATCTTCTTAATTCGAAGATTGATGACTTAAAGGATGGTGTTATTGAGAAGCTGAAAAAGTGCGAGAGTGGAGGAGCTACTGAGGATGATGGGCTGGTTACATATGATCCACTTCAGTCTAACCCAGGGGCTACATCAAAAAGAAATATCCCTAGCTTTGGCTCATTTCAGTTTAAGAAGGATACAGTGATTCATTATTTCAAGATGCAGACGGGCAAGGTATTGACTCCAAAGGAGGCTGTCCTGTTAGCTCTTGATGATGAGAAGGCTGGTGAATTAGTAAAGTATATAGCGTTTGAAACTAAGAATAAGATTGGTAAGGATTGGGTTAATTGTAATAAGAAACTTAATCTAGATGCACAAGTTGATCTGATAAAGAGTTTAAGTAATTAAGTTGCAAACAAAAAGCGCCCTTTACTGGGCGTTTTTTGTTTGGTATAATATTGTTAATGCGAAAATATAGAGGTATATTATCCATAAAGCAAATAGAGGAAGCACAAAAACTGAGAATAAAGTTTGGATACACAAAGCGTGAGTTGGCTATACATTTTGAAGTAGGGGCCACAACGATATGGGATAATGTTTTTAGGAATAAAAAGAGAGGAAAGAATTTTGTCGAGAGAGTATGCAATCCGTGCATTAAGTGTGAAATTTGTTTGACTAAAGAAGTCTCAGGTTATTTTATACCAATGAATTATCAAATAGGAGAGATGTGTATCATTTGTTACTTACGTTCACATAAATTAAACTTTAAAGAGACGTTCAAAGATGTACTAGATATGGAATAAGTGTGATATAATATATACATGAAAAAGAAGCCTATTAAAAAGAAGAAGGTTAAATACTAAATATTATGGAAGACAGTCATAATCACCTGCCCAAACACCTTATTCCTTATCTTTGGAAAAAAGGCGTATCCGCTAATCCTAAAGGACGGCCACCAGGCAAGACATTAAAGACTTTTGCAAGAGAATATTTAGAGTCATTACCTGATGATGAAAAGCTTGAATATTTGAAATCTTTACCTACTGAAATAGTGTGGAAGATGGCGGAAGGTAACCCTGAAACTAAAACTGATATAACATCAGGGGGAAAAGAATTGCCAACTCCACTTTTACATGTACTCAATAACAACAGCAACAAAGAAGATATACGCACTGAATAAAAGGATAAGGATTGTTCAGGGAGGAACTTCTGCGTCAAAAACTATTTCAATCCTTTTGTGGTTGATTGATAGAGCCCAAAGAGCACAAGGGGAAAGGGAATTAACCTCAGTTGTTTCTGAATCTATTCCGCATCTAAAAAGAGGGGCGATAAGAGACTTTAAAAACATAATGCAGGCTCAATTCTATTGGAAGGATTCTCTTTGGAATGCCACAGATAGTATTTACACATTTGAAACAGGTAATAAGATTGAATTTTTCTCAACAGATAATGCGGACAAATTGAGAGGAGCGAGACGTGACTGGCTATTTATGAACGAGGCTAACAACACATCATTTGATTCATTTGAACAGTTGGAGGTTCGTACTAGGAAAGGAGTATTTGTTGACTATAACCCAACTAATGAATTTTGGTATCACGACAACATAAAAGATAAGCGGACAGATTATGAGTTCATTATTCTTACTTATAAAGATAATGAAGCCCTCGCTCAAGAAATAATCGACTCAATTGAACAGAGAAAAGAAAGGAAAGGCTGGTGGCAAGTGTACGGGGAAGGACAGCTCGGTGAAGTGGAAGGAAAGATATACAAAGACTGGGTTATTATTGACGACATACCACCAGAAGCTCGACTAGAGCGTTACGGGCTTGATTATGGTTATACAAATGACCCAACAGCCATTGTTGCTATATATAAATATAATGGGGCTTATATATGGGATGAGGTTACATACCAAAAAGGATTATCGAATAAACAGATTGCGGATATATTACTTAATATTCCACCCGCTTTAGTTATTCCAGATAGTTCTGAGCCTAAGAGTAATGATGAGCTAATTCTTTACGGTATCAATTTGTTACCCGCGAAAAAAGGGCAAGGCTCTGTCAATTACGGGATACAGGTAGTTCAATCACAACGCATTTTTGTAACGAAGAGGTCAGTCAATATTATTAAAGAGTATAGAAATTATCTTTATATGATTGATAAGAATGGAAAGGTTTTGAATGAAGCTGAGGATGGATTTAATCATTGCATGGATGCAGGGCGTTATGGAATGGAGACTTTGAACATCGATGTGGGGATTTCTAAGATTGAAGAGTATATGCTTTCAGAGGCTAGGCGTAACAGTGGAAACAACTTCTCAAGATGATAAGTGACCGACCAATTGCCATAAAGGTATAATTCCCTCATGATTCCTAAAATATTCTCCTATCTCGACGATATTACTGATTCTTACAAAGAACCAGTCACTCGTATTACAGGACTGCAAAGAAATCCTAAAGATATTATTCGTACTATTGAATTCTACTCGAATGACCAATACCTTTCAGGTAACAAAGACTCCTTGGGTAGAGAGAAGCCTTTTTATAATGTGGGGAACTATCGTGTGAATACCGCAAAAGTTGCTACTGATGTTGATATAAAAGATTTGAGATATGAAGCTGATTCATTAAACGATGTTGTACCAACAATGCTCATCAATCATGAACTTTTTAAGGTTCTAAAAGAGATGAATTTTTCTGAAACATTAAACGATGGAGGTAAGACTCGCCCTAAGTATGGTGGCTTATTACTTAAGAAAAGCATGACTGAAGGTAAGCTTAACATTGATGTGGTGGACTGGTTGAATGTTGATTTTGATCCAGGGGATGTAATTGGTGGAACGATTATTGAAACATTCTATTTGCAACCATCTGAATTGGCTATGAAGAATGACTCATGGGATGCCTATGAAATGAAAGAGTTCAAGGATGCTCACTTTAAAGCTCATAAGAACAAGCCCGTTAAGTATGAGATTAAAGAAGTTAGCGGAGAGATGCCGGAGAGTTTCCATACTGACTATAAAGAAGTTCCAGGTAAAGAGGTCGAATATATGCGCATGTGTTTCTATATAGGGATTGTTAATAAGAAGAAGTTCTTGTTGTATGTTGAACATGAAAAAGAAATAAACTTTAAGTATTTATCATGGGAAAAGGTTGGACTATCGCTCGGTCGTGGTGTTTGGGAAGAGGGTTTTGAATCACAAGTTTGGACCAATGATGGAATGATTACATTGAAAAACGCCTCAGAATTGTTTGCCAAGATTTTAATAAAGACAGACTCACAACGTGTGCAAGGCAATGCTATTACAGGAGTTGACCACGGTCATATATTCCAACTCGAGAAAGGTGCTGATATGAATGTTATGAATATGGGGGCAAGTAAGTTACCGGAACTCCAGAATATTATTGCCCTATGGAAACAACAGTATGACTCTGCGGTATCAACATATGATGCAAATACAGGTGAAGCACCAACAGCGGGCACTCCATATTCGCAAACAGCTTTGTTGAATCAAGTTGCTAACTCTCCTTTTGAGTATCAACGCGAGGTGTTGGGTATATTCTTAAATGAAGTGCTAAATGATTGGATTCTGCCATATCTTAAAAAGAGAATATTGAAGAAGCATTATTTAGTATCAGAGTTTAGTGATGAGGATTTGAAGATGATTGATGAGTCCATAATGGCTAAAGAGGTAAATAATGCAATTAAAGATATATTGTTTCAAGAGGCTTTACCTTCACCAGTTGCGCTAGAGAATGTTTCAATGTCTGTTGATAATAATTTAGCTAAGCTCGGCAAGAGACGTGAAATAGATATACCCGAAGACTTCTTGGATGTTGAGGGGAAGATTACCGCTAACATAACTGGAGAGCTAAAGAACAAGTCCGCGATGATGCAATCTCTAGATAGCATATTTAAAACTGTTGTATCAACGTTTAACCCTAATACAGGTCAATATGGAGCACTCCAAGACCCCGTGTTGTCAAAGATATTCGCTTCTATTGTTGAAATGTCTGGGGTCCCTATATCATCTGCACAGTTGAAACCTTCCACGACTACACAACCTCCACAGCCTTCGCCTATGCAACAGCCTTCGCCTTCGCCGATGCAACAGCCTGACTTATCAGCAATAGAACAAGCCCCAACAAATGGATAATCTAAGAAGATTTCAAGGCGATGTAGCAACTCGTGAGGAAGTACAGCAGTTTGTAATTGATTTTATTGCAGAGGAGGGGATAAAACTAATGTTTGAACGTAAAGATGTATCACACATAGCGGACGCTAAGATGCTTATTGACGGAGCTTTTGATAAACTACACATACTATATGGAATCAAGAACCCCCCGACTGAAAATACAAACACATCAAGGTAATTTAAATAATCCTACTGAACGCGCTCGTGTTCTACGGCAATACGGTGGAATCTTTCCTGATAACATAATTGAATACGTTGAGAAGGTGGGGAGGAAGCATAAAAAACAAGTCAATTACTCACGTTAGCTCGACCATAGTTGACAAGAGTATAATGTACCCATTAACAGCAAGAGGGAAATGCATAAACCCTTAACGCCAGTCGTGAGGCATGAACCGACAAAACAATATGGATGAAAATCCAACGCCACAGGAAGGCACAAATCCTGAAGAGTTAGAGAGCTTAGAGGTTGTTGAACCAGAAATAGAGGTGATTGATACTGAGACCGAGGATATAGATGCTTTAAAGGAAAGATTGGCGAAAGCCGAAGAAGCTAAACGCCAATTGACTGCTAGAGCAAAAAGGGCAGAGGATTCGCTTAAAGCAATTCCAAAACCTGCACAAAACATTAACAACGCCTTGTCTGCTGAACAGATTGAAATAACAGTCTTGAGAGCGCAGGGTATTTCAGATGATGAGGTTAACTATTTGAAGAAATTAGCGAAAGTTAATGAAACTTCGATTATAGACGCTCAGAAAGATGAACTATTCCACGCATTTAAGGCTAGGAAAGAAGCCGAGAACAAGTCACAAAAGGCTAAGCTCGGAAGCTCTCGTGGTTCTAGTGTCGCTAAGGTTGAAAAGAATTTCAATACTCCAAACCTAAGCGAAGCAGAATTTAAAGAGCTCTGGAAAGAACAGCAAGGTAAATAATAATTTAATACTATGGCTTTAGGAACAAATGGTTTTACAGGTGGTAATGGAGGAGATCTTACAGTAGATATTCCACTTTTGTGGGGTACTAAAATTAACGACTACTTCCGTTACGACCTTAGCTTGGCTTCTTTCTTTATTGATCGAAGTGATGAATTGTCAGATGGTGGCGCGGCGATTTATACGCCAAACATTTCGGCTCTTTCAACTAGCACAAAGGTAGTTAACGCTCAAATCACTCTTTCTTCACCTCTTTACACATCAGTCACGCTGAATGTATCGACTTGGAAAGAATCGTCATTCGTGATCGAAGATCGTGAAGCAGCTCAAGTTAAAAAGAGCTTCTACATTCAAGACAAGATTGCGAAAGGTGGAGCATGGGAAATTGCTGCTGACCTTGAAGATGATATCGCTGCACTCTTTGCCGGTTTCTCAAATGTTATCGGTTCTGGTACTGCAGACGTTGTTGACTCATCTCTCTTGACAGCAATTGCTGGTTTTGAGACATCAGGGCTTCCTGGTGTTTACTCAGGAGATGTTGCATGGATTATGCATCCAAACACCTTCTATCGTCAGATTGGTTCAGTTGATAAGCTTACACTTTGGCAGAATACATCAACAGAACTGCCACGTTCTAAGTCTCCAACAAAATCACTTTACTCAATCCCTGTTGTTGTCTCTCCAGCAGTTCCAGTGGGAGGCGGAGCGGTAGGTGATAACGGCGCACGTCTTAACTTACTAGCTCATAAAGACGCAATCCATTGGGCACGTCTTTCTTTGCCTGTTAAGGCGGTAAAGGGAATGGTTGGTACTGAAGGAGTTCGTGTTCAGCAAAGTTATGTTCATGAGTATTTGGGCGATTTGGTTACTGTTGACCTCTGTTACGGTGTAGTCCGTAATCGTGATGGCGCAGCGATCAAGATCCGATCTCACTCTACAAAGTTCGGTTTCTAAACTAGAGGGGAAGATTGTCTGGTGCTTCGTGTTCACTCCAATATGCGATACATGAGGCACCAATATTGGAAATAATCTTAAAAATATGTCTAACATAAATATAGCGGGTCACATGTCTAGGAAATCAATCGTTAAGGACATGAATGGAAATATAATTACTCTATTGGACGAAAGTAATGGCGGTTACATTATTAGGAATAGACAAATCGTTAATCCTGAAAGATGGGGAGAACTGGTACAGAAAGAAAAGGATAGAATTGAGGCATCTAAGGCGATTAATCTGCAGAAAACAGATGCTAATGCACCAGACAGGACTGTGGTACCTTCTAAGGTTGAATTATTAGAGAAGAGGATAAATGAACAGGATAAGAAGTTGGATGCAATCCTAGCCGCGATAATGGAGAAAAAGTAATGAAGATTTTCTATCTCCCTGGAAAATATCCATTTTGTTATTACTACAGAGGATACTTGCCGGGTGTTTACAGTAAACAAATGGTCGTAGGTGAATTTGTAGCAAATGGAAAGCAAAGCGACCCTGCTCCCATAATTGCCTCAGCTAAAAAGGCGGATGTTATTGTAATGCAACGTCCACAAGAAAGAGAGCACGTGAAATTAGCAAGAACATTAAAGGTAATGGGTAAGAAGATTATATTTGAGAATGATGATACTTATAAAGGGATTGAAACAAGTAAATTGAAGATGGATGTTCAAAAGAAGATGGTTAAAGGGTGGAATGACAACATGGAGGAGATTATGAGAATGAGCGATGGTGTTATTGCCTCAACATCGTTTCTTGCAGATGAATATAGAGAGGTCAACCCGAATGTTGCTGTTTTAAAGAATTGTATTGACCCGCTTGACCGCCTTGTTTGTACAAAGAATACAACAGGTAAGTTTCGTATTGGTTTTATAGGTTCAGTTACTTCTAATGATGACTATTTACACATTAAAGAGCAAATCAGAGCATTAGATGATAGGGGTGACGTGACTATTGTTATTTTAGGGGCTAAATATGCGGATGGAAGGAGAAGGATTGACTCAGAAGATGATTATTTGTTTTGGAGTTCGATTAAGAACATCGAATGGCACCCATATGTAGCGACTAATGAATACATGCTATTAATTTCTAAGCTTGCTCTTGACCTTGCCGTGATTCCAAGAGAGGATAGTTACTTTAATCGTTGTAAGTCTAACCTCAAATTTCTTGAAATGTCATTGTTAGATATCCCCGTCATCGCTCAAGGATTTCCTGATGGAAAAAGTCCTTATCAAGGAGTCGATAGTAAATATATGACAATAGTAAATGACAACAATACGTGGTATGATTCTGTTGTAAAGATTAAAGATGACTATCAAAAATATAAGAGGCTCGCCTTGACTGCTAGAAAGTACGTTCTCAAGAACTATAATATTGAAACGTATGCTTTTGAGTGGACGACAAAAATACAAGAACTAATAAATAAATAATATGCAAATCCCAAAAGAAGTATTGAGCGAGAAGAACTATACAGGTAATCGTCGTGTGTTAATTGATGAGCCGTCATTGTCAGAATTCCAAATTATTCTACAAGAACATCAAAAAGAAATTAACCCTTTGCTAGATGTTTTGAATAAAGATTATTACCCTGTTGTTGAACCTCTCCACGCAGAATCTATGAAGAACTTAGCAGGGGCCAAAGAACTCAACATTAAAATGGAGCTAGAGAAAGAAAAGTATAAGGAAATTATGGACAAGATTGACGGTCTGGAAGCTAAGGCTCTTCTTATAAAGAATAAAGTTCAACCAATTGTACTTAAAGCTCTTGAAGGACAGCTTGGGGAGTTCGAAGTCGCTAGATACACAGAAGTTACTGATGGAAAGATATACGCTGTAATATTTGATGAAATTGAAGAGAAGGTAAAGGAATTGAGAGCTAATAAGGCAAAGAAATAGTATGAAAAGAGTAATTTTAACTGGTGCTAGTGGATTCTTCGGCTCTCATCTTCTTCGCCACCTATTGGTCAATACTGATTGGGAGTTTATATGCCCAGCTTCATGGACACATAAAGGTACACCAGAAAGAATAAAAAATGCCCTAGTTGGAGGGTATGAAAATAGAGTAACAGTTATTACTCATGACCTTATAGCACCTTTTACTGAACAAACAAAAAAAGGATTCGGAAAGATAGACTACATCTTGAATATTGCTTCTAATTCACATGTCCACCGTTCAATAGACAATCCAAGGGAGTTTATTGTGGATAATACGCTTTTGGCTTTTAATATGCTCGAATTAGCTCGGGAATTAAAGCCAGAAGTATTCTTGCAGTTTTCAACAGATGAGGTGTACGGAGTGGCACCAGCAGGAGTGAATCACAAGGAATGGTCATCTATACTTCCAAGTAACCCATATAGCGCCTCCAAAGCTGCGCAAGAGGCAATGGCAATATCATACTGGAGAACATATAACGTACCTGTGGTAATTACTAATACAATGAATTTGTTCGGGGAAACTCAAGATTCTGAAAAGTATACTGCTCAACTTATTAAGAAAATAAATGCAGGAGAAATTGTTAAGGTTCATGGCGCAAAAGGTGATATAGGTTCTCGTTTTTATCTTCATGCTAGAAATGGTGCAGATGCTGTGTATTTTATTCTCAAAAACTTACCACCCCAGCTCTATAACGAAGGGGAAAGTCCAATGCCTGATAGGTATAACATTGTGGGAGATGTTGAACTGGACAATTTAACTTTAGCCGACATTGTGGCGAAGATGATGGGGAAAGAGCTTAAATACGAATTAGTTGACTTCCATACAAGTCGCCCAGGCCATGACCGTCGTTATGCGCTTGATGGGTCTAAATTGAAAGGGTTGGGGTGGTCAGCACCATTTGATTTCGATAAATCATTAAAAAAATCGATAGAGTGGACATTAAATAACCCATTATGGCTATAATTACAAAGAAAATAGGTAAAGCTACTTTATTTTACAATGACAGTGACCCCTCAAAGGTGATTGCTGTTTACACAAAACACGAACTTGTTAATCTTATTAATTACGCAGATTATTGTAGTGAAGATGATAGAAAAAGTGTAACGCTTTTAGCAGGTGAACAATCTCATCATGAATAAAAGAATAATTCGCTACGGCGGTTCCGTTTGTAATGGAATGGAGTATAAATTAATAATGAAATCTGTTAAGGCTAGTATTGTAAGTGGTGGCTGGCAAGCGGGTGAACAGGCTCATTTAATGGAAAGCGAAGCGTGTAAACAACTAAATATAAAATATGGGATACTTACTAATTCTGGTAGTAGTGCTGGTTTACTTGCTTTGTCTGCACTGGAACTACCCAGAGGGTCTGAGGTTATCATTTCTGCTTGTACTTTCCCTACTATTTTCAATATTATTCTACAGTGCGGTCTTATTCCTGTTGTGGTCGACGCTAAAGTGGGTACTTACACTTTTGATGTAGATGAAGTTGAGAAAGCTATTACTAACAAGACTAGCGCTATCATCGCTATTCATCCAGTAGGGAATCCTGTAGATATGCCGAAGTTGATGAGAATGGTGAGTAAGTACAACATTAAAGTGCTGGAGGATTGTTGCGACACTTGGTTAGGATCAATCAACGGCAAAATGTTGGGGACTTTTGGTCATGTATCATTTACCTCTTTTCACGCTGCCCATATTGTTAGCATGGGTGTAGGAGGAGGTGTATTTACCAACGATGAAAGGCTGATGGAAAGAGTCAGGCAGTATCGTGATTGGGGTAGACAAGCGAACACGAACGAACCGCACAAAGTTAAGGAATTGCCAGCTGATTATAATCCTCGTTTTGTCTACGATAAGATTGGTTATAATTTCCAGATACTAGAATTACAGGCGGTGATGGGGAGGGTGCAACTTCGTAGGGCGGGAAAGATGAAGAAAACGCGTAAAGCTAACTTTGATTATCTTTATAAACATTTAAGCAAGTTTGATAAATTGGTACTCCCCACTTCGGTTAAAGGTGCAGATGTTTGTTGGTTTGCTTTCCCGTTAACCGTTTTAGGTGATAGAGGAAGTTTGGTAGCTCACCTAGAGGCTAATGGTATTGAAACACGCTCAATGTTTGCAGGAAACATTACCAGACATCCAGCCTACATAGGAGTCAAGTATAAAATACATGGAAGACTTGACGATGCGGACGATATAATGAGGCAGAGTTTCTGGATATCGGTACACCCAAGATTAACCACAGAAGATAAGAGGTATATAATCAGTGTCTTTAAAGATTATTATGATTCCAATAAATAAACTAACAGGAAGGCTTGGCAATCAGTTGTTTCAGTATGCCTATATGCATGCTCAAGTTCGTGAAGGCAGGATACCTGATATATATGTTCAGGGTGAGGAGTATTTTAAAAAGTATGTTCATGAAATTAAGATACTTTTTGGTAGTAATGTTGGAAAGATAAACATGGTAGCAATTCATGTGAGACGTGGTGATTATGTTAATAATAGTTTCTACGTTGATCTTATGCAGACTGGTTATTATTCTCAAGCAATGGAAATGTTCGCAGGTTCTTCTTTCCTCGTTTTCTCAGATAATATCGAATGGTGTAAGAAGCAGCCAATGTTTGCGAACTGCGAGTTCTCAGAAGGGTTGAGCGATGTTGAGGATATGAATCTTATGGCCTCATGTGTTGGCCACATTATTGCCAACAGTTCATTCTCTTGGTGGGGAGCCTACATAGCACCGAATACTAAGAAAGTTGTAGCCCCGAGAGAATGGTACTCAGATGGGATTAATAGAACAACATGCCCATCAAAATGGATAAGAATATAAAATTATCAATCGTAATTCCTATCCACGATATGAAAGGTGGGGCTGATTTCCTTTGGGCATCTATTAATGCTCTTATGGACCAATCATTTCAAGACTTTGAAATTGTTATTACTAAAGCTGGCAAAATGGCAGAGAACACAAATGCTGGCATTAAACGGGCAAGGGGAGAGTTAATTAAAGTTTTGTACCTAGATGATAGGCTGGCATATAAAGATGCTTTAAAAGATATTGTAGAGGCAATGGAGGGCAAGGAATGGCTCATCACTGGTTGCAGCACTAATTTTTCCCCTCACTATACCGATAATATAGAAACAGGAAATAACAAACTTGGCTCCCCTTCTTGCCTTACAATGAGGAATAATAAACCTCTGCTTTTTGATGAAAAAATGTCATGGTTATTAGATTGTGACTTATACAAAAGAATGTACGAGAAATACGGGGCTCCTGTTATTTTGGAAGGCGAACATGTTGTTATGGGCATAGGAAACCATCAGATGACTAACATATTAACTGATGAAGAAAAAAAGGGGGAGTATATTTACTTAAAAACAAAAAATGATAATAGGAATCTTTCATAACGGTTCAGGACTAGGGAATCAGTTAGCACGCTATGTCATGACTCGTGTTAAAGCATTAGACATGAGAGTTGACTTCGGAATGGTTGGTAACTTTAAGGGGAGCACTTTCATGAATATTGATAAAGGACAAATTGTTCCTTATTCATTCCACGTTGAAATGCCAGCGGGGAAAGTTGTAGTAGAGAGCGATTGTCCTATATACCAAGAAGACCCTCTCCATCCTAACTACTTTTTCTCCGTAAAGGACCACACGATAATTGATGGGGAATTTCAAGGCGAAAGGTACTTTGAACATCGTAGAGAAGAGATTGGGGAATGGTTAAAGGTCGAGCCAATTGATATGGATGAAGACCTTTGCATTATTGGTTTCAGAGGTGGTGAATATAAGTACACTAATTGGTT